ATAACCACGAGCGATGTCTGGACTTCTCGAGATGTTGATGCCTGTCACATCGGTATACAGAAGATAGGTCGCTGGAGGATAACCGGCGAGTGTCATCATGTCACCGATGGCGGCCTCCGCCGTATAGCCGTCGTACAACAGACCATCCTGAAAGTAATACAGCTCAAAGTCGCGTGAGCGATCCTGTCCTTCGAACTGGAGTTTTGAGAAGTTCTGTGACAGATCTGCTTGTTCATACTGAATCTGCGGAGGCGCCAGTGTGCCTCGGAAGATGTCGATGTATGCCGGTGTCGGTGTCGCGCTGTTCGAAATCGCCACACGAATAGGACGGTCCGATGTGATCTGTGGCTGTTGAACGCCAGCAGTCTCGAGTGCTGCACGCCTAGCGCTCATCTTCAGCGTTGTCCTGGACGTCTCATCGACCGACAACACCAGGTCATCGATGTACTCTGTGATGTCCACGGGCTGGTTCGCTGTCGCTGTTGCAGCTGGCGTATACGTCGCCATCGATGCCGCCACACCAGAGGTGCGCGTGTATGGCGATGGTGTCGTAACTTCGAGCTTGAGCCGGACCGTGTCTATGATTCCATTAGGTGTATATGTGCCGCCTGCTGATGTTGTCACGCTGACAGTTTCTGTGATGCTTCCGGTGGATGTTCCAACGACATCAGACCAGACAGTGCCAACGAAGGTCGCACCAGTCGGGGGAGCATAGCGCAGCTTGATCGGCTTCGAGTAGAACACGCCAGTGGTCTCATATGCAATCGGTGCAATCTGCACAGTCGGTCGCCCATAGGGAACCTTCCACGCGAAGCTGCCGGATGGCACGATGGTTTGTCCAGGAGTGTCAAGCACATCCTCAAAAAGGTGTGAGAAGTTAGCACCAAACGTCGACGTGACGAGCAGCTCACGACGCTTGAACGGAATCATCATAAGCGCGATGTTGCGCTGTCCTACTGCACTGGCGCTTGTGACGCTTCGTCCTGGCGTTTTGTTAGTGTCACTCTGGTCGTAAACACCCTTCTGGATGCCGTTCTTGTAGACGATACAGGAACCATTCGCACGGAATACCAGCTCGACTGTGTTCGCTCCGCCGTAGCCCCACTGAACACGAAGGATAGGCAGTGGCGAAGCATCGACCCAGTTCGGCACGTACGCGGAAATGTACCAGCCCTGATTGACGCCATACGACGCAGTCGTTTTGACATACTCCGCATTCGCAGTGCCGAGCGTCGTCGCTGTCAGGTAATAATCACCCGCCGCATTGATCTCCATCTGCTTCCATACCGAACCCGTCACGAGCGTGTAGGCGCTTCGTGGTACACGCGCATACAGTCCCGCAAAGTTGGTCGACCATCCTTCAGTGACAGGGAGAGGCGCTGGCATGGCCGTCATGGTCACACTGTCAAACCATCCAGTGGAGTTCTGTCGGTCCCATGAAGTTCCATCAGCACCGACGCACACACGACCTAAAGCAGGACGTGGTTCAGGACAATCGACCTCGACCAGTAACGGCCAGTTTGTCGCCATTAGATTCGTCTCATTTCAGTGACCAGGTTCTGCCGTCCAGCCTGAATCATCATCTTACGCATCGAGCGCTCGAGGTCGGTCGAAGCAGGGATGAGCGTCTGCGGAATAATGCCGACTCCACCGACGTTCGTTGGGTTGTTGCCAGCGGTTGCAAGTTCTGAAGCTGTGACTCCGATCGCGCCCAGGCGCCCGCCACCGAATGTCTGTTTCCGAAGATCGAGCAGATCTCGAGTGGAGCCGGTGTTCTTCGCGATCTCATAGAGGTGTCCCTCCATCGACTTCGCCATGTCTACGAATGCGGCCTGCATCTTGGCTGCATATGTTGCGATGTCTATCATTGTATTGATCAGACCACCGCCCTTGCCTTCGGTCGACTTTGCTGCACTAGCAGCTGCTTCGGCTGCTTTGCCGATTGGAGGTTTTGTATCTGGAGGCGAAAGTGCTGTGGTTCCTCCAGTCTTCTCGCCGCTTTGCTCCATACTGTCAAAAATGGCATTCATTCCATAGATGGCTGCACCAGCAGCTACAACGCCAGCGAGAACCTTTGCGATACCAGCAGGACCGGCCAGTGCATTGACCAATGCCTCACCCGCCGCTATTAACTTAAGGCCGTTTGCCAGCTGCTTCATGACTTTGACTAGGGTAATGATGCCATTGACAATCTGGACTGCAGTGATGGCAGCCAGCGTCGCAGCGATACCCATAAGGATTGTCTGTGCAGCCGAACCATTGACCTTGACAGAGTCGAAAAACTTTGTGATATCTTCAAGGCCTTTTGTAATGGCTGGCGTCACAAGAGCTAAACCAGCACCGAAGATATCACCGACCTTGACCTTTAGTTGTTCAAACGAATCGACGATGGTTGCCATCTGCGAATTTGTATTCTTCGCCATGCGTTCCGTCATGCCGCCATACTTCTTGTCAATAACGCGAAACAATGCGTCAAGCGTTTCGGACGCACTCGAGATCAAGGTTCCGTTTTTGTCGAACGTGATTCCTTCGCCAGCAAAATCCTTTTTGGATAAGCCGAACATCGAGAGCGTTTCAGAGTCTGGCATGATGCCTTGATTCAATTTGCCCATCATGTTGACGAGCGACTTGAGGTGTTCCTCATCGGCACCGAATGCCGCGCCAAGATCCGCGAGTTTCGGGAGTGCCTTTTGCGCGTTCAAACCCATCGCCTGCAATCCGACTGCGGCGTTCGCGAGCTGCTTTGTGGTGAACGGTGAAGGACCGGCGACTTCGCGAACCTTCGCCATGACCTTCGCTGCTTCGGCTGCGGATCCTGTAACGACTTCAAGTCGTGTGGCTAGTTCCTGTGCTTCTCCGCTTGCAGTGAGTGCAGACTTCCCAAATGCGATCAGGCCACCCATGGCACCGAGTGTGGCGCCAAGTTTTCCAAGCTTTGACAGCTGATCGCCATAACTTACAGCAGAGGATTTACTATGGTCTAAAGCGTCAGCTGTCGACTTCGCCTCAGCCTTGACGTTCTTTAGCCCCTGGACAGCATCGCCAGCGCCTGAAACTTTGAATACAATGTCGAAGATGCCGAGCGCCATTAGAGTGTCCTTTTTGCCATGACCGACATGACGGCCTTGACAATTTCCACGATCTGATTGTCCCAGACTTCAGCCGCCCATGCGACTTCAGCGAACTCGTCCAGGCTGAAATCGGTCTCACGGGGATGGCGCTTCAAATGCCGCACACTTGTGTACAGTATCGTCTGCGCCACCCCGCTTAGTCGTTTGGGACTTCGTCTACCGCCGCTGCAAAGTCAATCGGAAACGCTTTGGCGAACTCCGCGACAACATAGAGGTATATGTCAGAGCGGTCACGGGCTAACTGTGCGAAGCGCCTTCCAGGATTGATTTCACCATCACCAGGTTGAATCACATAACACCGTGCCATGATCATCAGGATTTGCAGCATCTGAGCTGGAAACTCAGGATATGCAATCTTTAACATTTTCTCAACTTCGGGCCGAGGAAACAGATCGGATGCCTTCGGTTCGCGGAAAACGATTGAACCTGGCGTTCCGATGAAGCGCTCGATGTCGACTACGAGATTCGGTCGACCTTCTAGTTTGGGAATGTTGTCAAAGATTGAACTCAAGTTATGATCCTGACAGACCAGTGATTCCGGACACGCCAAGCTTGATGGTCGCGGTTTCGGTCTGTGTTTCTTCCGGAGTCAGGGACAGCCCTGCTTCAGTAACCATACCAAAATACTTGACCACGTTGCCAGCAACGGACCCTGCGCCATCGAGGTCGACGTCAATCTCACATCCGAATCCAAGTTTGCTGGTGAAAAGAGGACCAGTGGTGTTGTCGATGTACAGCTCCAGGTTCACAGTACCAGCCTGTGTCGTTGGGAGTGATGCTTCAAATGTCGCGCACAAAGCTGTGGCATTGACCATGTTCTGCGTGACAGTAGTGCTGAAGCTCTTCGCCAGACATTGAACCGAAGTCGCAGTCGTGGTCGGAAGTGCAATCGTGTCGCCGGTAAGAGCAGCTGCAGTAAAAGTGATCGTCAGTGTGACGTCTTTTGCGAGTAACGGACGGGCCATGTTGGTTATACCTCTGGAGTTATTGTGGCGATGTAGAGTTGTGATATGCCATTATCGACGCGACCATCCTGCGACACGTCAACAGATGAACTGACGGATGCGCGATTCAGGAAAAAGACAGGAGTCGTCGTGTTTACTGTCTGTCGGTTTAGTAGTGTATCGATTCTATCCACGATGGCCTTGATGCGCGCCATCGAGACTGCACCACTCTGCGTGTCCCAGCACCACACCTGATGGCTTGACGTGGTCACGATGCGGCCACCACACATCGATGTCGTGTCAGTCTGGCCAGCGTCAGTGTGACGCACCACGATGTATGGAACCTGTGGCTGTCGGAGGCTGATCGGATCCTTCTCAGGAGCCAGGTACAAATAGATGCCCTGCTGGTACGATGGCGATCTGTTGTCCACCGCCAGCAGTGCCTGAAGCGTTGCATCAGCTGTTAGTGTGTCATAGATCCACTCATCGACTACGAGTGACTCAACCATTGAAGTACTTCCTCACTACGCCAGTAAACACTGCCCATGCTTTTTCTGATGCTGGTATCGCAAACGGTCGGTTCTTCTGAAACTCCAAGATCTTGCCATAAGGAGCCGAGATGCTGATGATGTACTCGTAATCGTTGACCTTACCAATCGTGATCGAGGTTCGAAGGTTACCAGTCGCCACAGCTGGTGCTTGTCCTGGCGCGGACGCTTGATACGTCGTTTGTGTTCCTGGGAGCTTGTACCTTCGTCCTGACTTTGCGCCTGTCATCAGCGCGATCATGCCAGTGTACGAAGCGCTCACCGCATTCTGGAGAAAAATAGCCAGCATGCGAAAACGTTGCTCCGCGTCATCGAAGCCGGACAGGTCGACCTTGACGGTCATGGCGCCAGGACCTCGATGAGTAATGGTCCGAAGCGGCGCACGGTAGTCGACACAGTGAACGACAAAGTCAGGCGAATCACAGCTGCTGTCGGGTACGCAGCCGGGTTGAGAATCGTCACAATGCCCTGTGAGGACAGAGACTTCGTGAGCGTGGCTGTTCCTGTCACGAAGCTATACGCGACGCCTGTGGCAGCATTCGTGTATGTCGCCGCGAGAGTGCCTGTCGTGATGTCAATCGGTGAGCCGTTTGAATCCACCAGACGCACCACGTACGTGTGCCAGTCACCCGTCCAGGCTGCGAGCTGCACAACCTGTTCCGGGTCTTCGGTGATCTGTAAAATGTTTACGCTCATACTGGCCTCACATACAATCTCAGCGGTCCAAAGATCTGCGTGTCGGTCGCGCCTGTTGTCCTGGTCACAGTCACAGTGTACGTGCCAGACGTGTTCGTGACCGTAGTCGTAAGACCGAATGACAGGCGCCCATTGTCCGCATACGTCGCAGTGCCGGCATACGTCGCCACGAGTGTCCCCGCTGAACTGTAGACCTTTGCGGATACGGTCGCGCCAGTGATGTCGATACCAGTCCCATTCGCGTCAGTGATCTGGACATCGATGGAAGTAGCGGTTCCGACATTGACATCGAGCGGCTGATCAGCACCCAAGCCATCAGCCAGGAGTTGATAAGGTCCGATGTGTACGCTGGTCGCAGCTGACACAGGCGTCAACAGCTCCGCGCTGATGTAGTCCGTGCCATTGTGAAGTAGCGCGCCAGAGAGCTCGGAAGCAGCTGCTGTTGAATCGACAATCGCGTG